GCTCGACAGCCAGGAAGCGCGCCGGCAGCACGGCCAGGGCCGAAGTCTCGCGCGCCAGCATCGCGCGCACGCGCAGCGGGTCGACCTGCACCTCGATATCCTTGAAACCGTTGTACAGCCGCGCCTCGCCCAGCTCGACGAAATCGGGGATTACGGCGGTCAGGTTGGTGCGGCCAAGCCGATTGGCGATGGCCTGCTTCAGTTGCCCGTAGTTCATCAGATGCGGCCCTCGTAGATGCGGCATGCGCTGTGCTCGGCCAGGAACTGGTCGAGCATCTTGTCTTCGCGTGCCACCACCTCCCAGGTGGTGCCGCGCTTCATGGCCCACTCATTGAGCAGATCGATGGGAATGCTGGCTGCGTAATGGTCGCCACCCTGGGTTTTGGTAGCGCCGGCGCGGCGCAGTTCTTCGTTGCGGCGCATGGCGCCTGAAACGTCAGTCGATTGAACGATCATGCCGCTGCCGTCGCCGTGCTCGTGCATAGTCAGGCGGCTGTTGGCGGTGGCGTCGAGAATGAAGTCCATGTGGTGTCCGGAAATGAAAAGGGCCAGCAGTTCGACTGGCCCTTTTGGGGTTGCTACAGGAGCGGGATCAGGTCAGATCGAGGATTGCGCCGTGCGCCTTCGGGTTCTTGTTGATCAAGGTCCATTCGGTGTTGACCATCACGTTTTGCGTGTCGCCGATCTTCGCCAGCGGGGTATCCTTCATGCCACGCAGGGTGCCGAGCGCGAGGAATTCCGGGTTGATGATCGCAACTTCACGCTGACGCATGTGACGGGCGTTGACTGCTTTCACGCGGCCAAACGGGCCGATGTACACCTCCAGCGTCGCGGTCAGGGTCTTGTCTTCGGCCTTGTCGAAACGGGTCTGGCCGGCCAGGAACGTATCGAACACGGTGCGCTGGTTCGATGGCAGCAGGATGTAGCTGTTGTCCAGGTCGGCGCCGTTGTCGAACATGGTCTGCAGCACGGTCTTAAGCAGCGTCTCGGTGAATGCACGCGCAGTGCCATCCACGGCGGCGGTGTTGGTCGTCGGGTTGGCAGCGACGCCGGTGGCGCCCAGCGACACGTTGTTGCTCATGAAGCCGAACAGGCCGCGCGACTGCGGCGCCACCCCAGGCGTCGGCGCGATCGCGGTGGTGTTCTGCAGGCAGCCGAACTCGACGTCTTTTTTCAGCTCGACCATCTTCTTGGCCAACTGGTAGCTGTATTCCGACTTGCCGCCGGCCTTTTCGACTTTTTCCTGGGTGCCGGTCACGCCGAAGGTCTTTTCGCTGATCTGGGTGAAGTTGTTCAGGCGGACGGCTGGCGACACAGCGGCGATGGCCGACTGGTTGCCTTGCTCGACCTTGTTCGATGCGCCAGGGGCGTATTCATCGGTCAGCCAGGTCGGGTTGATGCCTTCGACCGATTCTTTGCCGATCAGTTTGACGAACGGGGTCTCGTTGATCGAGACATTCCAGATTTGGTTGAACAGCTGCTCGCGGTTACGGTTGCTGTTGAAAGTTGCGTGGGTGTTTGCGACTTGTGGCATGTTGCTTTCCTTTAACGGGTAGCCGAGAGCAGGGCAGCGAAATCTTTGACGCTGCCAGTCTGCTGGAGACGGCGGGTTTGTTGTTCGATTTTCAGTTGCGCAGCCGGCTTCGCGGCGGGCGCCGGCTTGCTCGCCTTGGTAGGGAGCGCCGACACCTTCTTGATCGCCTGCTGCTTGGTGCTTTGCTGCTTGTCGAATTGCGATGCCTTCCAGAGCACTTCCAGCATCCGCTTGTCGGTGACCTGGGCCAGCTCGGCGTCGGTGAAGCCCGCCTTCTGGCCGATGGCCTTCATTTCGCCGATGTGCTCCTTGCCGAAGCCGGGAACGATCGACGCCATGTGCGCCTGGGCTTCCTGCGCCTGCTGGGCGAACGCTTGCTGCTGCGCTTGTTGCTGCGCCGCGGTCAGCGATTGCTGTTTCTGGAAGATTGCGCGCTCGACTTCGCCGCGGCGCGCCTGCATGCGATTGAAGTCGGCCACGTGGACGCCGTATGCAACAGGATCCGATTCGCGGAGCGCATCCCAGTCAACCTGGTGATACTCGGCCAGGCCAGCGTCGATGCCTTGCAGCTGGCCGATTTCCTGGGCGTACTGCTGCACCTCGGCCGCCTGGCGTGCCACGTGCTGGTTCCACTCCTGACGCTCTTGGGAGAGGCGCTGGGCTTTCTGCGTGTAGTCCTGCTGACGCAGGTAGCCGTTCTTGGCCTCGTCCGCCGTGAGCTTGACCTTTTCGCCATTGATTTCCAGCTCGAGGAACGCTGCAGCCGAGTCCTTTTCAGGTTGTTCAGCCTGGCCATCATCGGCTGCATCGTCGCTGTCGTCGGCGCCATCTTGCGCGTCGTCGCCAGCGTCATCGCCGTATTGTTGGTCGGTTCCGTCGGCTGCGTCCTGGGTGTCGTCGTCGTTTTGCGAGTCCGACTGGTCGGTTTGCTCGTTGTCGTCGCCGCCGCCCAGCATTTCCGCGAAGCTGTCGGTGCTCATTGGACCTGCGCCGCCGGCGCCGCCACCGCCATCGCCGTCGACGATGTTCATTGGCATTGCAAAGTGAAGCAGGAATTTCAGGAGTGTGTTCATGTGCTCTTCCGTGAGGTGTGAGTTCAGAAATAGAAAAGGCCACCTCAGCGGGTGGCCTTCTGATTGTTCCTAACTCGACGGGCAGCTTTCAGGGGCAAGCTACCAGCCCGGGTGATTAGATCGTGCTGCCGTCCGAAAGCAGGGCTGCGGGCACGTTGCCGTGCACCAGGCGGATGCCGGCGTACTTGCCGACGTGGATGGTGCCGTCGACAGCGTCGGGATGCGTGATCTCGCAGACCGCAAGGGGCTGGCCAGCTTCCTCGATGCGCGCGGCGTAGGTCGCCAGCGGCTCGACGTCAATGGGTGGCGCCGGCTTGGCCAACGTCGGCGGCGAGTTGTCAGCGGCAGGCGCTCCCGGCTCGGGTGCCGGTGCCTGGTGCTGCTCGGGTTGCGCCGCCGGCTCGGGTGCCGGTGCGCTTGCTGCTTTTTTAGCCATTGATCCTCCGTTGTGCGGCTTCCGCCTTAATTTGCATGTTGGTGTCGAGCAGCAGCTCGTAGCGGGCCACGGTGGCGCCGGCGACGAGCGACGTGAACACCGCTTCGAATTGGTTGCTGGCCCACAGCAGGCGCTTGAGCTCCTCGGCCTGCGCCTTATTCTCGACCGGCAGCGCGGCCCAGGCGTCGATGACGGCCTGGCGGGTCTCGCTCATCGCTTCCTGGAAGAGCGGGTCATCCAGCAGGCGCTTGGCGTGTTCGCCGCGCTGAATCTGTTGTTCAAGCGTCATGCTCATCCTATTGCGATGATGGCGTCGACCACCGAGTTCACCTGGAACTGGATAGCGTCGTCGGTTGCGCTGGTCGAATCGTCAGCGATCACCGGGTTGCGCAGCACCTGCATGGCCAGCACGTGCGGCTTGATCGTGACCACGTCCTTCAGCACGCGCTCAGCCCATTCCTTGCGGGTGGCGTGGTTTTCGGTTTCCTCAGGCTCCGAACAGATGTCCTGCGCAGCGCGCCACATCGCCACCTTGCAGCGGTTCTGGAAATCGGCGTTGTTGGCGGCGCCGAAGATCTCGAGGTACGTCATGGCGTGAATCCTCCGTTGTCGAGCAGGTTGTCAGCCGTGGTGGCGCCGAGCTGCTGGGCGCGCGCAACGTCGGCTTGGTCGTCACGCACCATGCGGTGTTGGAGTTCGATGTGCTTCAGGCCCAGGTCGATTTCCTTGATCCGCACTTCCTTCTCCTTCAACTGCAGCTCCAGGCCCTTGAGGGTGGTTTCGGCTCGCAGCTTTGCCGCGGCCATGTCCATGTCGTGCTGCGCCTGCTCGCGCCGGCCTTCCTGCTTGATGCGCTCGACCTCGATCTGCGCCTCGGCCAGCAGCTGCTCGGGTGATTTCTGCGGTTCCTGCTTCGGTGCGTTGGCCGGGTCGGTCAGCAGGCGCGTTTCGCCGCCCTGGATGTTGCCGGCCTTGAGCAGCATCTTGCCCAGCTGGTAGACGTTCTCCGGCGTCACCACGCCGAGTGGCGCGGCCTGCTGGAAGTAGGCGCCCATCATGTTCAAGAAGCCGATCGTCTCGCTTTTGTTGCCGGTGCCGAGCCCGACGTTGATGTTCACGTCCATCTCGGCCGACCAGCCGCGCGGGTCGTACTCCACCCAGGTGTTGCGCAGGCGGATCGTGGCCGGCTTGTCCTGGTATTCGCAGGTCAGGCGCAGCAGGCGCTTGCACAGGTCTTTGCAGCCGGTCTCGGCGAAGATGCGCAGCATCATGAGCAGCCGCTTCTCGCCGGCGGACATGATTTTGTTCACGCCGGTGGCAGTCTTGTTCAGGCTGTCGGCGTCCAAGCCCTGGCTGTAGCGCGTGACGCCGATGCGTTCCTCGCGCATGGTGTTGGCCAGCTCGATGCCCTGCAGCGATTCGCTGGCCACCATCGTGGTTTGAAGCGGCCCGGCCATGTTCGCCTGGTTCATGCGCACGACCTTGCCAATGCGCGTGCTGAGCAGGTCGTCCAGGTTCACCTGGCCGTTGACTGCGAATGTTGTCGGGTTGTTCGCCAGGTACAGCGAGTCAAGGTACTGGCGCACCAGCGAAGTCTTCGTTTCCTGCAGCGAGATCACCGGGTCGGCCAAGGCCATGCCGATGATGCGATGCGGCAGCAGGATCGGCGACCAGATGCTGTATTCGTGGTCGTCGACTTCCTCGTTCTCCAGGATGTCGTTGCCGGCCATGAACACGCGACGCCATTCGGCGATGCCATCGCCGTCGAAGTCGACCTTGACGAAGCCGAAGAACAGGCACAGCTGCTGGTTGACACCTTCGCCGGTGTCGGCCGGTAGTGTGTAGTCAGCGCTGGTCGCGAACGCATCCGGCGCCGCCTGGTAGTCGGACAGCGCTTCGACGCGCGCGCGATCGAAGCCCATGCCGACCAGGTCGGAACGGGTGTACGTGCGCAGCTCGCCGATCGCGGTCACGTCGTCCATTCGCTTGGCGTGGCGCGACAGGATGAACGAACCCGGCTCAACGTTCTCGATGCAGATGCCACGCGGGCCGCTGTCCACCACCACATCGACGTCGTACAGCATCGCCGGCGGCTGCGCCAGCATGGCGGCCACCTGGGCTTGCTGCTCGGGCGGCATGTTCTGCAGTTCCTGCTCGGCCTGCGCGCGCTGCGTCAGGTCGTCCGGATCCGGCTGGGGGTCGTTGGTCACGATCGTGATGCGCTGGTCGTTGTCCAGCATGGCCAGCTGCTGCTCGGTCAGGCCGGTATAGGCCTCGCGTTTCGTGACGCGCGTGCCGTCCTGCCAGGAGCGAACGATGCCGACCTTGGACAGCAGGCCGTCCTTGATCCAGGTGTTGAAGATCAGGAAGCCAGGATTCTTCTTCTTGACCAGGTGGTTGATGACGTCCGTGGCCTGCTCGGAATATTCCTCGTCGCCCGGTGCCGCCGGCTCGAACTCGCAGATGTTGTCGCCGGCGAAGAACGGCTCGAGCAGCGAGGGCAGGGCGCTCTCGATCACTTCGAACACGTCCCAGCTCACTACCTGGCTGCGGCCCGGCACCTCGTTGCCCATCGGCTGGCCCAGGTAGTAGGCCATGTTGCGATCGCGGTCTTCGGCCAGCGCCGAGGCCGTCCAGGATGCCGATTCGGTCACCTCGTGGTCGACCGCGCTGCGCAGCTCGTCGTCGGTCATTTTGGTCATACGATTCCCAGTGATTGATAGTTGAGGGCGCCGCCCCAGGGCTTACTGATGTCGCCATAGGCGATCGCGTGACGCCGCATCATGTAGGCGTAGCGCACGGCGTCGAGAACGTCGTCGCGTGTCTTGGCGATCTTCCCGTCCTTACGGTGGTACTGCAGGAATTCATCGAAGAAGTCGCGCAGGCCAGCGAACACCTTGAAGCGGCCGCTCATCATAAGGTCGCGCAGTTCGAACACGCCGGCCTCGACACCGTTGCCGCCGTCTGGCCATGTGGCGCGCTCGAGCAGCATGTTGAACCCGGCCTGCTCGTAGTACGCCTTCTGCTGCTCGCCGCTGCTCTTCTCCGTTTGCAGGCCATCGGATGGCCAGGCGGTGGGCACGCGCTCGGCCCACGCCTTGACAGCGCCCCATGCCTCGATTGGCTTGGTGTGCGATTTCTTCCAGGCCTTCGTGAGGTAGAACATGTCGCCCTCGGGATCGAACACCAGCTGCACGTGCGCCTGCGGGTGATCCCAGCCGAAGTCCATGCCATCGATGACGCGGAAGTGCTTCGGTATCGCGAACGGCTCGCAGGTGATGGCCTCTTCGGCCAAGTCGTAAATTCTTCCGTGTCCCAGCATCGGGACTCCTTTCGTTCGCATGTCGCGTTGGTGCGCTGGGTAGCTGCCCAGCAAGCCTTCCTTCGCCTGAGTGCTCAGGTGGGGAGCGTCGTCCCAGCCCTTTTGCATGCAGACTTGCGCCGGCGATGGCGTGTCCATGAACTGGATCACCAGGTCGGTGCGGCCGTTCTCGGGCGTGAAGGTCAGGATGCCGCGGCCGCCGGCGCCCTTGTCCCCGGTAGCGGTACGCGTCAGCACCTGGGGGAAGATCGCCGCGTCGCGCGGCTCTTCGTCGATGTGGAACCAGTCGACGCTGTCGCCCATCAGTGCGTGCTGTCCCTGCGAGTACGACCAGAACTGGATGGCTGCGTCGCTGGCCTGAATGTCACCGCCGCCGATCTGGCGTACGTAGACCGTACGCAGTGCATTCGGCGTGCCGGACATGGCCTCGTAGCCCAGGATGTGCTCGGGTGGGATCAGGCCGCCGGCGAACTTGCTGCCGTCCTTGCGGCCGATGATCGGCTCCTGCAGCAGGTCGCGCGTCTTCTCGCCCGAGTAGCCCAGGCACCAGATCAGCGG